AAAGTATTATAGGCAAGGGAAAATAACTCGCGTCCAACACGACACTATTTTTCAACTAAAATACGAATTGAATTTAAAGGCTATCGAAGTAGAGCAGGTTACAGGTACTAGAATAAGAACTTTAGGCCCCCAGTATTTTCCAAGGTTCCGTAAAAATGTAGAGACTAATGAACTTGAGCTTGTGGGTAAAGGTTTTGAGGAAGCGAAGCTAGGAGAAGCTCTAGGATCACCTATTCGTTCTCAACAACAGAGAATTATTGAAGATATGCAAGTAGGTATTGAGCGTGGCATTAAGTATGAAAGTGATCCTATAGCGGTATTAAATCTATACGAGTCATCTATGGATAAGCTCATTAGAGATGAGCTGTTGAAAAACAAAATGTTAAGAACTAGATTAACAATTGCTCCAGCAAAAGGGGTAGAAGGAAAACCTGGCTATACTCCTGCTGAAACAAAATTTATAGCTAAAAAAAGAGACACTCCCCTTGATGATGAGGTTCTTAAAAAGGAAGGAGAAAAAGGACCATTAAAAGCAGGTTTGTATTGGGCTGATATAGAACTTTCGCCAGAAGCTACAAAACAGCTGGCTCAACCTTTAGGTAAGAGAAGTGAACTTAAACTTATAACTGGACCTGAAGTTCTGTCAAATATAACAAAAACAACTACTGCTGGTTCTTTGGATACAGGACAGTTTTTTATACAAGGAATGCCTCTTTTAGCTTATAGGCCAGGGGATTGGGTAAAGGCTGTAACGCTTTCTTTAGAAGCTCTAGTTAAAGGTAATGAAGACGAAATTTTAGTGAGAATCGCAAACTCCACTCTTCCTGCTGAGGCTAGACGAGCTGCTATTGCAGGTGCCAATATCGGAGATATGTCGGAGTACGTTATTGGAACTGATTACCTTAAAAAAATTAAATATTTAAGAGCCATAACTAATCGAGTTGCAGGTGCATTTAACACGTTTATAAACTACGGTCGTTTGAAAATGTTTTCTGCTTTCGATGAGTCAATAACAAAACAAGCTGCGCGTGAGGGATGGACAGCCAGGAGACTAGAACAGGAATTAATAAAAGCTTCTAAAACGGCAGATGCACTTATGGGTTCAGTTGATACGAAAGCATTGGGTCTTTCTCCTAAACAGCGTCAGATAGAAAATGCGTGGCTATTTTTTGCAGCCAGGTATACTCGTGCAGTTTTTGGTTCTTTCTCCCATTTGGTAGGGAGTGGCGCAACTGCTAGTGAAGCCAGGAAAGCTATGGGACAATTGTTAGCAGGAGGTATGTTAGCTACTGCTGGTGTTGTAGGACAGGCAGCAACCGCTCAAGGTAAAACTCAAAAAGAGGCATGGGAAGATATAAGAGTAGCGCTAAACCCTACTTCTGGGGCTAAGTTTATGTCAGTAAAGCTAGGTGATAGCTACTATGGTATTGGTGGAGCTTATCGAGCTCTTATGAGGACCCTGGCAACTATAGTTCCTGTGACTGAATACTCAAGAGATCAATGGGCGAAAATAGCTGATATAGATGCAGGTGATCCTGACCTAGGTAGTACGGATATGATACTAGACAATCCTTTGGCCAGGTTTTTTCGTTCTAAAGCACCTCAGGTCACAGGGACTGTTATAGACTTTATAGACGGAGAAGATTTTGTAGGAAGAGAGTTTAGTATAGACTCTTTTACTGATGACCCCCAATTTTCGGATATCCTTACTATAACTAGAAGATTTCTACCTTTTGGCATTCAGGAAACCTTAGAACTTTTAGCATCTGGTAGCAGTATTCCTGAGTCATCTGCGGCTTTGGTGGCTGAGTCAGGGGGTTTAAGGACTGTAGAAGTATCTATAGCTGACAAGAAGCGAGCAATAACATCGACATTATTAGAAAGTGCTGGAGTTGAAGAAGGATCTATTAGAGATCTTATGAGATTGCGAGGGTATTTTGAGGGGACAAAATGGAATGAAGACGATTTAAATATGAAGGTTAGTGACCTTGAGTTTTGGCAATTAGATCCTATCACAGCGATATTACTTGAAAATCACCCTGATTATGAAGATCTTAAAGAAAAAGATAGAGATTGGAGTAGAGAGAGAAACTTTAAGGTGGCAAATTTCTATGATGGGCAAGAGGAGTTAAAGCGAAAGTATCATGGATATTTGGAAGAAGCAATATTAGAATCTGCTTCTTTGAATCCTTTACAACCTTTAAAACACTATCGTTTAAAGAGACGTAAACCGATCCTTGCTGAGTATTTTGCAATAAGAAATGAGAACTATAGGGTTGCTGAAAAAGAAGGTCTTGTAGGTAAAGATAAAGATGTAGAGAGTCCGTTTGAAAAAGCCGAAAAGGAATATAATGCTCTTCTATATGAGGATGATAAAGATACAGTAATAGAGATGATGGGAATTGAAGAAGATCAATATGTTTCTTTAGGACAAGAAGTAACAGACGACTTTAACTATGATGAATTCAATCGTAGAAAAGAATACCTTGAAAAAGCTTATGGTAAAGCTTTTATAGATGACTTGAAATTATCTTCTCGATTAAAACTTCCTAAAGAAGAAAGAATACATAGAGAAGATATGGATTATGTAGCTTCTACAGGATATTGGGACGTTGTAGATATCCTTGCAAAGATACACAAAGTTGAGGCTCCTCTAGCTCAGTATGAAGATCTTCTGAAAACAAACCAGCCTAAAGCGGAACTGTTTCTTAAATCAAGTGCTAATAAAACCTTACGCACTAAAGTTCTTAATAAGAAGAGTGATTTTAGAAAGGAAATGCGGAAAAAAGATTTAGTGGATGGCGTATATAAATTAGATAATATTCTTTATAAATATGGGTATGTAAATAGACTTATCATCGATGAGGTCCCTAATCCGAGTAGGATATATCGAGCATAAAAATACACGATGTTGTATCTAGTTTCTTGACAATCACTATAATTTGTATGTATCTTGAAAAGAATATCTCTAAAAGTAGAGGGGGAAAAGGTATATGGTTACAGAAAGTATAGAACAACAAGCACCTTTACCAGAGCCTACTTTGGCTACGACAGAGGTGGCAGAACCTACTGATAGCGTGGAGACTGCTGCTACTTCTGAGGCAACGGTAGATAGTCCAGTTGAAACACAAACTACTACTGAAGCCCCTGAAGTGCCAGCTGAATCTGTCGCTGAAGAGGCTCCTGCATCTTTTGAGGAGATGCAATTACCGCCCCCTACTACATTGCCACCTGCTCCTTCTGAAGCTGCTCCAGTTCCACAATATACTCCAGAACAGATAAGAAGATTGGAACAGGAGTCTATTCAGTATGAGCAAGTTAGACAGCAGCAAGCTATGCAAAATCAGGTACAAACGTATCGACAGCAGCTAGAAAGTCAGGGATATCTTCCAGAACACGCAGAACAAGCTGCTAATTTTCATGCACAAAACCAACAAAGATTCCAGCAAGAGACACAGACTATACTTCAACAAGCTGATCAAAGGGATAAACATGTACGAGGCAAACAGGTAGCAGCTGAACAGTTTGCTGTGAAGTATTCTCTTAATATAGGTGATTTGGCTACGCTAAGAATGTACGAAGATCCACAGACGATGGAACGCGCAGCCCAAGTTATGTCAGAGAACCGCAAGAGGGATGCAGAGCTTGCAGCACTTAAGCAAGCAAGGGTTCCTGCACAGGCACTAGACAACAGTCAGGGCAGTCCTGAAGTGGCTGCGGACGAGGGAGGCTGGCTGCAAAGGTACAATGAGGGTGACAGATCGCCGAGCGCACAAGCGGCGGCAAAAAAAGCAGCGGGTCTAGCATAATAGCCAGGAGGAATAATCATGGCGCAGACAGCGACGACAGGTAATTTGGAGAATGCACAGAAGATCATTATTGCGGCGGCGAGATATACGGAGGAGCATAATGCTCCTGCTCTAGCCTTAATAGAGCAGTTCACTCTTGAGAAGGGAGCCAAACAGGTAACTGTTCCCAAGGTTGGACAGATGGAAATGTCTGACTTAACTGACGGTCAGGATATCATAGACGAGGAAGACATTGGTATGACTAGTGTGGATCTCACAGCAAGTGAGGTTGGCGCTAAAGTTATTCTTACTGACAAACTCGTCAGGCAAAGTTCTGAGAATGTTTTCTCTATCATAGGAAGACAGCTTGGTGACGGTATGGCAAGGAAGAAAGACACAGATGTACATGCTCTTTATTCCAGCCTTAATGGTGGAACTACAGTTGGTGCGGCAACTAAATTTATGAAGGCATCTAACGTACAGGGTGCTATAGCCTATGCCAAGGCTAATAAGTTTGGTAGTCAGGTATACATCCTGCACCATCCTAACTCAGTAGCGTATCTTTCTAAAGAAGCAGCTACAGCAGCATCGTCTGGTTCTTCTCCTATACCAGAAGGATGGTCTCAGGACTTACTGGGCAACTTCTGGAGTGGCTTACGTCCAATGAACAATGTAGCTATATTTGAAGACGGTAACCTTGCGGTAGATAGCAGTGATGATGCCACAGGCGTAATTGCTGATAAAACTGCTATGGCAGCTCTTAATAGTGTAGAGACCAGGACTGAACGACAGCGAGACGCTTCCCTTAGAGCAACAGAAGTTGTAATGACTGCTGACTACGGGGTGTTTGAGCTTGATGACAGTCGAGGAGCTGGCCTTATATTTGACGCAGCAGCTCTAGCAACTAATAACTAGGAGTAGGTTATGGTAGGTATAACTGAGCGCAACGAACAGAAAAAAGAATTAGTCGCTCTTGGCTACTCATTAAAGTACATAGATGATTGGCAACCTAAGACGACTCTATATAGGCATAAGGAAGCGTTCAATACTGATGGTGCTGTGAGTGGGGCTATAGGAAGCACTATAGAGAACGGACCTGGAAACCCAGATTATGTGTTGCGTAAGGCTAGGATAGGTTTATTTACTAGGCCTCCCAGTGAGACCTGCGAATGTAGATGGTGTATTGAGAGGCGGTCTTCAGGTGCTGAGTCTAGGGCTTCGGCCTCAGTGCCTGAAGATACCGCTGAGAAGAAAGAAGAAACACCTATAAAAGGCAACTTTCCTTGTGACGAATGTGATTATTTAGGAAAGAGTCCTAATGGTTTAAGGATGCATGTAATTAAT